ATCAAGGCATTGAATCTTTTCAAAGACAGTTTCGCCGAACACACGTTTGAGATTGTCTTCACGCTCTTTAGCGGCGAAAGGATCAAGACTCAGAGACGTGATAGCGTGAAAGATGAAACCGTGCTCTTCGTGTAGCTTACGAACGTATTTGACAGCATCACGAAGAGGTGGAAGATAGCCAATGTTCGCGCTTTCATTGAACATCCGAACCAGCATTTTAGATTCGGTCCGATCAATGTTGTAGCACAAGTTGAGATCGTACACATCATTCCGAGACTTCACATACCCGTGACGTTTCATCCACTGATCAAAGCTGTATACCCAGTCTAACAGGACGCCATCAACGTCTGTTAGGATCACTTTTTCTTTCATAGTCATCAGAAGTCACTCCAGTTCATTTATACTTCTCACTCTGTCGTTTGCTTACTAGGCAATGGTTCTTACAGTCTTCTACAAACTGATCAATGTTAGCACTGCGTCTGCTAACAGTGTAACAGTATTGTCCACCAAAGTAAACCAAAAACTCCTGTGTATGATAACATTCCAACACAACAGTATAGGCAGTAGTCATTGCTGCTCCGCCCATACCACCGTGCCCAAGAGCAGTGCTGCCCCAAGTTTGTGTGAACATCGCATACACGCCAAAGTCTCGTGTGGTAGGGCGGCGAGTTTTGGCAACGCCTTTATGTTCTCCAGTATCACGATAGTGTTGCCAGTCTCTATCTTCGTACTGAATATCCGAGAATCCTACGTATTGTGCGTGAGCAATACATTCCGCTAAATCGGTGATAGGTTGTTCCGCGTAGTTCATCAGAAGTCACTCCAGTTCATTTTCATTCCAACATTCATTTCAGCATTGCGTTTCGCGGCATCAAAACTAACGAAAGGTCCGCGACTAGTAAACTCATCAAGAAGACCACCTTCAGGAGTGTAGAGCATGTAGTTGCCATCAAAACTTTTCTGTATCATCACAGGCTTGATGGAGTTGGTCGCTTCGTTGTATTCATTGAAGGTCATCATGTGAAGTCCTTTCTCTCTATCTCACATCTCTAATATAGAGAAGGGGCTGACTGTTGTCAACCCCTAATTTACACTAAATCCCGTCAATGTACGAGTTTTTCATCTTGTTCTTTCGTTTCCGAGCCTTCTGAATGCTGGCCTTCTTTCTGTCGTACCGTTTGCTATCCTTTTTCTTGAACCTGGACTCTTCGTCGTAGTACTCAGTGTCGCGATAGTCTTCGTTTACCCAGTCTTTGAAGTTTTTGTTCTTAGCCATCACTTAGTCTTTTTAGGAATGAAGTTCTCACCGAAAGCTGCGTTCACTGTGTCAACAGTCAACCCTTTCAGAGGTTTTTGTTTGATCATGTCAATCAGTAGATTCGCATCGTCTTTGTCAACAGTCTCCAACATCTGAATGAATAGCGCTTCTCTTCGTGGTTGTGCTAGTCTGTCTCCACTAAACCCCTTTACGAAGTATGTTAGCTTTCGCGATTCACGATAGAGCATACCATGAGACTCTGGAGATTCTGATGGTGTGTAAGGTGGGGCTGTACTTGGTAAGTTAATCTCCAAGTTCTTATCATACATCAACTTCAGAATGTTTCGCAATGGTTTTGAGTTGTGCTTCTTCAACCAATCAATCTTTTCTTGTTTCGTTTTCAATTTACACGCCTGATACACAATTTCAGACAAAGATACTGTAGACATTTAAATAATGCTCCTAATGCTATCAAAATTCACTAATGTTCTCCATAAGATTTCTTAACTTGTTCTTGATGAAATAGTTGAAAAGCTGGCTACGATCATTTTCGTTTTCTTTGTGATACTCTTCAAGAATCTGTTCTTTGATGCCTTCAGGCACTTTGCTCAGATCAATCAAAGCCTCGTTTCTTTTCCAGTTACGCTTAATCTCATCAGTCATGTTATTTATGTCTTCAAAAAGTTCAAGACGCTTTTTGGTGATTGGCTTCTGACGTAGACCGATAACAAAGGAGTTGTCGGGTGACATGATGTTTGGAATACCGTCGCCAGAATCGCCTTTAGTGATGTGTTCAAACAAATACTGTTCTGGATCAGAATGTTTGATCCAACGCTTTCGTGCTGGGTCATACTGTTTCACATTCGCATAGATGTGAAGTTGAATGTAGTCTTTATCACTTGACAGAATAAGAATGGGTTTACCTGTGTTTAGTTGTTGCCCTTCTTCATGAACAATGGTCCCGATAATGTCATCAGCTTCAGCAGTTTCAATCTGAATAACCTTGTAAGGGAAAAACTCTTTTAGTTCTTCTCTCACTTTGTTGAGTGATTTGAAGATCGTGTTCCAATCAAGTTCAGACTCTTCTCGGCTCTTGCGCCGAGACGCTTTATAGTAGGGAAAGTAGCTTCTGCGCCAATAGTTCTTATCATCAGCACAGATAATCATTTCCCCGTATTCTGCGCCAAACTTCATCTTATACGAACGAATCGTGTTGATGATCATGTGGCGCAACATGTTTTCGTCTACTTGAGCATTTTTGTGGTTGCCAAGTTGCATCATTAGATTTGCAATCATAACCTGATTCAGGTCAATCAAAATCATCGTTTTCTCCTAAGTTGTGATAGAGATAAGACTATCACATTTCGCATGGTTAGTCAAGTTGTATTTCAAGGTCTTCAATGAACATTGTCATAAGTTCTTCAGCATCACCTTCACTATCTTCTTCTTCCGTAGGACCAAAGATTTTCTTGGTTAGATCGTGCAGAGGTGATTCTAATCCTTTCGTGCGACTCATGATAGCTTTGATAGATTCAACCGCACAGATTATGTCATACACAGAATCGTAGTTGTCCCTAATGTCAAACCCATAGTCTTTCATAGCCTCAATAATGTCGGCTATGACAGTTGGTGCAAAATCATCTATGAAATCTTGATCACTCGCAATCTCATTTGTCATAGAATCAAACTTCTCTTGCATCTTTTTCATTTTGATTTTTTGTAAGTCTATTACGTTATCATTCATTTATAAACCTTGTAAATAATAGTGTCTGCATTGATACGTCCATTTGGAATAGATTCCTTTGTCTTTAGGGCCATGAACTCTTTATTTATTTTTATTTTCGTTGTCTTGGTCGTATTCGAAAGAAACTCCTCTGGTTTACGCACCTTCTTCTTAGCG